AGAAATCGTTGGTAATATCATTCACTGTAAAAATGCAAAGTCAAGATTGACTGTTGAGAACAGAGTGGTTGATGTTAGATTATCATACGACAAAGGACTGGACAGGTACTATGGTCTATTAGACATGGCACTTGCATTCGGAGTATTTGAGAAATCATCTACAAGAGTTAAACTACCAAATGGTAAAACAGAATTTGGTAAGACAATTAACAATAACCCCGAAAAATACTTCACACCCGATGTGATGGAACGATTAGAAACACATGCACAGGAATATTTCAAATATGGAACAGAGAATAGAACAGACGATACTGAAGAATCTGATTCAGAGTGATAGTTTTTCACGGAAGGTGCTTCCTTTTCTAAAAGGAGAGTATTTCACCGAGAATGATGAGAGAACTGTATTTCAAGAAGTATATTCATACTTTGAAAAATACACCAAAACCCCAACTGTAGAAGCACTTCTCATTAACCTAGACAATAACACTTCGTTAAACGATAGTGTATTGAAAGGGTCAAAATCTATAGTTAATAGTTTTGGAACCAAGAGTGAGGAAACCCCTCAAGATTGGTTGGTTGACGAATGTGAACAATGGTGCAAAGATAGAGCAATCTATATTGCAGTCATGGATTCCATTGAAGTCATAGATAAAACCTCTCAACGTTCAACAGGTGAGATACCCGAACTTTTAAAGGATGCACTTTCGGTGTCTTTTGACACCAATATAGGTCATGATTTTATTGAAAATTCAGATGAGAGATTTGATTTTTATCATACGGAAGAAGAGAAACTTCCATTTGACCTAGAATACTTTAATAAGATTACTAAAGGTGGTTTGCCTAACAAGACTCTAAACATATGTCTTGCAGGAACAGGTGTTGGTAAATCATTATTCATGTGTCATATGGCATCAAGTCATTTGATGATGAACAAGAATGTATTATACATTACACTTGAAATGTCAGAGGAAAGAATTGCAGAAAGAATTGATGCAAACACATTGAACATTCCTATGAAAGATTTACCCGACTTATCTAAGAAACTCTTTGACAAGAAGATTGATAAAATTGCAGAGAAGACAAAGGGTAAACTTATTGTAAAGGAATATCCTACTGCACCAGCACATGTTGGACATTTCAGACATCTATTGCAAGAACTTAGTATTAAGAAAGATTTCAAACCCGATATGATTTACATTGACTATCTAAACATATGTGCAAGTGCAAGAGTTAAGCCAGGAAGTGGTGCAAACTCTTATACTCTTATCAAATCTATTGCAGAAGAACTTAGAGGACTTGCAGTGGAGTTTGATGTACCTATTATGAGTGCAACCCAAACAACAAGAAGTGGATATGGTTCAACAGATGTAGAACTTACAGATACTTCAGAGTCTTTTGGTTTACCTGCTACTGCAGACTTTATGTTTGCATTGATATCTTCAGAAGAACTAGAAGAGTTAGACCAAATGGTAGTGAAACAATTAAAGAACCGATACAATGACCCAACCATATTCAAAAGGTTTGTTATAGGTGTTGATAGAAGTCGTATGAAACTCTATGATTGTGAACAAGAAGCACAAGAAGAGTTGTATGAAAACACCACTGGTATTGATGATTCTATTCCAGTTGCAGATAGAGGAAGGAATGATGGTCAAAGAAGAGACTACAGTTCATTTAAGGTAGAATAGATGCACTAAATAGATATGTTATTATGAAGAAGAAGTTGGATAGCAATGATGTTATTAAATTAATACAAGATAAGATTGAGCTTAAAAAAGAACTTCGTATTGCAAAGAAAACAAAACAGTTAGACGAAAGTGAAAAAATTGTTAAAAAAATTGCAAAAATAGAAGATAAACTCTTGTCTCAACCACTAGCAAAAGTATAAATATAAGTACATAAACTTTCATATCGAGGAACTATGCCAAACGCAGAACAGTATACACAATCAGAATTAGATAACATCACAGATTCAAGAGACAAAGTTCAACACTTGTTAGATTGGCATAACGATGTTAATAGGACATATGACCTTACATTATTTCCTTTAAGTGAAGAATCAGGCGGAACCGTCTCATTCCCATACACGGGAACTTTTACAGGAACTGGTAGAAGTGGTTATTATACTCAGTGGAGAGTTGACAATCCAAATGCAATAGCATATGTTGACGGTACTGATTCGAATGAAAGTGGTAATTACAATGTATGGAATGAAGTAGTAAATGGAGTTGTTCATGCAACACATGGGTCGTGTAAACCAACCTCTGCACATTTAACTACATTACAAGAAAGTTTAGATGCCCTAAATGCAAAAAGAACACTTATGGCTGCAAACCTAACTAGTTAATACTACCCTTACAAATCTTATAAATAGTAGACAGGATACACATTTTCGTGTATAATTTACTATATGGCAGTTAAAAATCTACATTTAGAACACTTAGAAGACGAAATCATCAATAATGGTATTGATGGTGGTCGTGCAGCTATAAACTTCCTACAGGGTCTTAGAGACATGATGAAGGGAAACTCTAAAAAGAGTGTTAATATGACTGTTAAGTGGGATGGAGCTCCAGCAATCTTTTGTGGTAAACACCCCGAAACCAATCAATTCTTTGTTGCAAAGAAATCTCTATTCAATAAAGAACCTAAGTTCTATACTTCAGAACAACAAATTAAAGATGCACCCGAACTAAGTGGTGCATTAGAATCTAAGTTTTTAGACTCATACAAGTATTTGTCTGCACTATCATTTTCTGATATCTTACAGGGTGATTTAATGTTCACTGATGATAAAGATAGCAAGACCATTGATGGTGAAGATTTCATCACATTCCAACCAAACACTATTCTATATGCAGTTCAGAAAGATTCTGATGTGGGTAAAGAAATTGACCGTGCAAAACTAGGAATAGTATTTCACACAACTTACTCGGGGACTAGTATTGAAACACTAAGTGCATCATTCGGTGCAGATACATCTAAGTTAGGTAAGAGCAGTGATGTATGGGTAGATGATGCATCATATAAAGATGTCAGTGGTAAAGGTTCGATGACTGCAAAGGAAACATTAAAGTTAACACAAACACTAAGTGCAACAGGTAAACAATTCCATAAGATTACAAAACCGAACTTAGTTAAATTTCAAAAAGTGCAAGAGATGATTAATGCAAAAGGTGCTGGTGCATCTTATAAGACATACTGTAATGCACAAATCAGACAAGGAAAATTCAACCCAACCTATGAGGGATATCTAAAACACTTTGAAAACTACTGGAGAGATAAAGTAGTTGCAAAGGTTAAGATGGAAAAGACTAAACAAATCAAACAAGAGATTGGTGAACAAGTCTATGCAGAACTTAGAGGTCTTAAAACAACTATAGAAGCATTAACTAAATTCATGAATGGATTAGTGATATCAAAACAACTTATTATCAATGCATTAAACAGAGTCAAATCAATCGGTACTTTTAAGAAGACTGCAACAGGATTTGAAACGGTAAACCCCGAAGGTTATGTTGCAATTGATACCAATGGTAAAGCAGTAAAACTTGTAGATAGAATGGAATTTGCATTCAATAACTTTACTGTTGCAAAGGACTGGGACAAGTAATGAAATCATTTGGTCAGTTCAATGAAGATATTAGAGTTCCTATAAATATAGGTGATACTATACTTGGTGGTAAGTTTAAGAACAAGAAAGTTGTTGTTAAAGATATTGGTAAGAATGAAAAGGGAGACATTACAATTAATGGTAAACCTTTACTTAAATACAGGATAATACCTAATGAAAACATTTAATAAGTTCCTAACAGAAGCAAAAGATAAAGGTGCAGTGTTTTCATTTGGAAGATTCAATCCACCTACAACAGGTCATGCTAAGTTAGTAGACAAACTCAAACAAGAATCTGCTGGATATACTCCATTGATTTTTACATCACATTCAACTGATACAAAGAAAAATCCTCTAACTCATAAAGATAAGATTAAGTTTTTAAGAAAGTTCTTTGGTAGGATAATTGTTGACTCACAAACACGAACTGTATTTGAAATTGCAGTAGAACTACACAAACAAAAGTACAACAAAATTAAAATGGTAGTTGGTTCAGATAGAATCAGAGAGTTTGAAATGTTATTGAAAAAGTATAACGGAGTCAAAGCACGACATGGATATTATAAGTTTGATGACATTCTTGTTGTATCTGCAGGAGAGAGAGACCCCGATGCAGAGGACACTAGTGGAATGAGTGCATCAAAACTTAGAGGTCTTGCACAAGACGGAAGATATGATGAGTTTGCAGAAGGTGTTCCAACAAGAAACAAGAAAGATAAAGAATCACTTTACAAAGCAGTAAGAAAAGGAATGGGTATTGCAGAAGGTACACTACCTGCATACATGTATGAAGATTTGATTACAGAAGGTGTGTATGACCCAGGCACATTCAAAGCAGTTTTCTTTTCAGGTGGGCCAGGAAGTGGTAAGTCAACAGTAGTCGATGCACTTTCACTAAAAGCACTTGGTCTTAAACTAGTCAATACAGATAAAGCATTTGAGGTTGGTCTAAAGAAAGCAGGAATGACACTTGACCTTAGAGGTGCAGACTTTGATAAGGTAGACCCAATCCGTGCAAAAGCAAAGAAACTAACTGGTAAGAACATGGATAACTATATTGATGGTAGACTTGGGTTGATATTTGACACTACAAGTGCAAACTTAAGTAAAGTCAAACAATACAAAACAATGTTAGATAAAATCGGATACGAGTCAAAAATGATATACGTAAGTGCATCATTAGATAATGCACAAGCAAGAAATGCATCTAGACCAAGAAAATTACCACAAGAAATAGTTAAACAAGACTGGGACAATGCACAAAAAAATGCACAATCTTTAAATAAGATATTCGGCAGAGACTACATTGAAGTCACAAATGATGATGATTTAAAATCATTACAGACCAAAACAAATAAACTCTATGCAAAACTCATGACATGGACTACTTCATTCCCAAGCAATAAACCTGCATTGAAGTGGAAAGACCAAGAATTGCAGTTTAAGAAATCATAAATAGTATCATGGACTTATTAAATCGATTAATGGAAACCAAGAAAGTATCCCAAGACAAAGATGTTAAGGATAAAGATGGTACTCAACCTGCAAAATACTATGCAGGAGATATGTCTAAGTCTACAAAAGATAAAAGAGATGCACACTTCAAAGCAAAAAAGAGTGGCCCTGCACCTGGCGATGCATCTGCAGAGACTAAAAAATCTAAACACACTATGAAATTTGATAGAATGTTTAATGAAGATAAAGGACTCGATGCAAAAGCAAAGAAATCGGGTATCTCTAAATCTATCTTAAAGAAAGTTTACGATAGAGGATTGGCTGCATATAAGACTGGTCATAGACCTGGCGCAACTGCACCTCAATGGGCAATGGCAAGAGTTAATTCATTTATCACTAAAGGTAAAGGAACATGGGGTGGTGCAGATAAAGACCTTGCAAAACAAGTTAGTGAATGGAACGAGATGGAAGAGGCATGTTGGGCAGGATACAAACAAGTGGGAATGAAGAAGAAAGGGAACAAAGAAGTTCCAAATTGTGTTCCTGAAGAAACAGTCAATGAAAATGTTGCAGTTAAACAAGCAGAATTGAAAGCAAAACAAGTCGAAGAGATGGAAGCACTTAAAGAGAAACAAGAGAAAGAACTTGAAGCACTTAAGTTGAGACATGAAAGAGATAACGAAAAACTTTCAAAAGAAAAGGAAGGAGAGTCAGAACGAGACAGACTTTCCAACGAATCAGTAGAAGAGGGTAAATATGTATCCAACTACAGAGATGTTGTAGATGTTATTTTGAAGAAAATTAAAAGTAAAATTGAAAAAGATTTTGAAAGGAATCAAGAAAAAGGAGTTGCAATCATAAATACACTGGGTGCAATGGTTGGACATAAAGTCACCGACAAAGGACAAGAGAAACATAAACTCTTCCTTAAGTTTGGTGAAGAGTTAGAAGAAGGGGTTGACGTTAAAAAAGCACTAAAGAGTGTTAAAGGTATCTCTAAAAAACAAACAGAGATGTTATTGACATTACCTTCATCTGTTTTAATGAACCTTGTTCAACAGTTATCATCTGTAGTAATGGGTGAAGAACTGGAAGAACGACATTCAGATGTAATGAGAAAGAGAAACCAGTCTCAACAAAAGGCACATCAAAAAGCAATGATGAAGTCTGCAAGAAAGTCTATCAAAGACTATGATGCAAAGAATAAGAATAAGAACGAAGAGTCTGAAGTAGAAGAAGACAGAGACTACAAAAAGGAGTATGAGAACTACCACTCAGACCCCGAACAAATTAAAAGACGTGCAAAGAGAAATGAAGCACGAAGAAGTTTAAAGAATAGTAAGAAACTTACTGCAGATAAAGATGTACATCATAAGGATAACAATCCTATGAATAACGACAAATCTAATCTAAGTATTGTTTCCCAAAATTACAACAGAAAAGAACCTCGAATGAGGGACAAACTAAAGGAAAAGGGGTGTTTACCAAATGGCAAAAGGAAATAAATTTAACAACGGAGTATGGGAACAGGGAACACCTGAAATTGTACTCGCATATCAACACGACACACCTGGCCAAAAGGTAGATGAATATGTAAAAGGTCTTCACCTTCAGAATGAGAAGAAGAAAGAAGAGAAGAAGAAACACTTCACACAAGTATTCGACAATCCTCTAAAAGGTTTTCCTTACAACGAAGAGTTTGAAGTGACGGAAATCAAAGAAGAGAATCTATCAGAAATTAAACAACAAGAAGTTGATGCATTAAAGAAACTATCTAAAGAAATGCAAGCAGTTCTAAAAGGTTATCAGAAGATTGCACGTATGGGTGACAAGGAACTTACGAACACAAAATACAATAAAGATTACGAAGCAGTTCTTAAATCAAGAGACACTATCTTACAACTTATTGGTAAAGTAAACACTCAAAAGATTCTCAATAAAGAAGAAGTCATAGCAGAGTTAGAGGAAGATTACAAAAAAGTAATCAAAATGTTCCCAAGAGATAAGGAATGGAAAAAACTTATCACAAAACATAGACGTGCAATTGATGATTTGAGAAACAACAATGCAGAATTACCTAAAAGAGTAGAAGACGAATTATTAACATGGGCGTCACAAACAGGTGAAGTATCTCATAAAGATGATGCAGAAGACTTCATAATGGATATTATTGACGAAGACTTAGATGAAGTATCTCAGTCTGCAATGATTCAAAAGGCAATAGATATTGCAACCTCAATGGGTGGTAATATGACAGGTGCTGTTAAAAGAATCGAAAAAATCAAAAGAGGGTTATCAAAAAATAAGAATGTTGCAAATGCATTAAGATTAGCAAACGAAAGTCATTTCACTAAAATCAATGTTGCATTCAAAGAAGACCTAGACGAAAACTACAGAATTGCCGCAAGACATGGAATGGGAACTGAAGGTAAGAAAGAGGCAAGAGTAGGTTTAGAATTGGACTATTACGATAAAACTGGTACAAAGTACATGGGTAAAATCGTAAAGAAAGACTCAAAAGGTTATACAGTCAAAGATGACAAGACTGGTAAGATGCATACTTTTGTTTACCATGACAGAGTCAA